TACATGTGCTCAAGATGGTAATACTGCTGTTAAGACATATCCTCGTGCTACCGACCCTGCATCAGGTGCTTCTCTAGAAGTTGTTGCGGTAGGAACAGCGACTGCAAATATATCTACTGCAATTTACGATCCTACAGCAGGTATATTGACAGCAACCTCCGCAAGTCACGGACTTATGGTTGGTAATAGAATACAAATTGCTGGTGATTCTCTAACATTTACATGTAGTAAAGATAATCACGCAACTCCTCACTCATATCCTAGATTAACTGACAGGATAAGAGATAAGTGGGTTGCAGTAGCAAGTACAACAGTCAATACATTCTCTATTGATGTAGGTTCATCTAATGGTATCTTCCCCCACTTCGATGCAAGTGAGCATTTACTATTATCTGTAGCATCAAATGCGTTAATAAAACAAACAGGGACTATTGATCTTAATGTAGGAACTGGTGGCACTGGAACATCTGCACACACATTTGTTTCTGCTGCTACAAGTGCAGTTCAATCTTTACCACAATCAGCACACACATTTGTAAGTGCAGCACCTAATGCGGTACAAACTCTTAACTATGTTGGTGTTACAACTAACATCTTCCCTGACTATGATCAATCTACAGATATAACTGAAGTTATATCACCAACAGTATTCAATACAAATGTAGGTCCTAGCACAATACCTCACACATATACTGGTGGTGGATCACCATACGCATTTAAGTTCTTAGATGACTTAACATTTGGTTCTGGTTATAACCAACTTTCTGGAGTATTAGAGGTTTGTGTTCATGATTACAGTGGTGTAGGAACTGGTGCTACTATCACTGCAACAGTTGGTGCTGGTGGAACTTTGATATACAGCATCACAGGACCTGGCACAAATTATAGTTCCGATGCTATTCTCGATGTTGCTGATCCTAATGGTTCAAATCTTGGCATTGAAGGTACATTTAGAACAGGAATTGGTAGCACTACACTTACAGGTGTTGGTGCTTCAATTACCGTTGATGTGATTGGGTTATCAACTAATTTTGTAGGAATGTCTACAGCACCAGAGTTTGAGTTGAGTGAAGTATACATTTGGAAGTTTACTAAGTTTGGTTATGGTTTTAAAGTAGGTGATAAGTTCACTGTCGCTGGTTTATCTACTGATCCTCAAGCTGGTGATTTATTCTTACCATTTGAGATCGAGGTTGTTAACATCTTTAATGATGATGTTGCTGCTTGGCAGTTTGGTAATATTGATTACATTGATAATATCAGACCTTTCCAAGACGGTAATAGACTTAGATATCCTCTGTATTATCAAGATCAGTTAATTAGTTTTGAGACTGATACTAACGATCCAGATTCTAAGGAAATTGATCTTGCTCCTGTGTTACTGATTTTTGTCAATGGTATTCTTCAGGAACCTGGCAAACACTATGAATTTACTGGTGGTACATCAGTTAGTTTTGATACTGCACCTTCAGTAGAGGATGAAGTCTTTATATTCTTCTACAGGGGTACAGTTGGTAATGATAGTATTCTCTTTGATGTTAATGAAATTATTAAGATCGGTGATTCTCTTGAATTATTTAAGAGTCCTGAGATTGAATTGAATCAAGTTGCTGTTGATGCTTCTAATTTTGAACAAACAGAACCTAGAATTGTAGTTAACTACGCTAGTGCATCTATTGTTGAGACTCCATTCTATCAAGGTTCTGGTGTTAATAATGATAACTTCAAACCATTTAGATGGAACAAACAAAAAGAGGACAAAGTTTTTGGTGGTGGTTTAGTATCTAAGGCAAGAGATACACTGGAGGCACAAATTGTTCCTACTGCTAATATTCTTGCTGGATATGCCGCAACTGATACTGAGTTATTTGTTGATCATACTGAGAGATTTAGAGATCTTGATGGGCAACTAGATGCAGACTTTGGTTTGTTTATCTACAATGTTGGTGTTGGCACAACTGCACAAGCGGGTGTTAATTATGAACTTTGGAATAATATTGAACCTATAAACGCAAATGTACAAGGTTACATTGGTCTCATTACAGGTATTACAACCTCTGCTGGTATTGGTACTGACCTTGGTCTTGTACTCCAGTTAGATATGAATGCTTTGGTCAATGCTAACAATGCCTCGTATGTTCAAGAATTTGAGCAAGGTTATCCATTTAAATTATTTGATTCTGGTATTTCTCCTGCTGCTGGTGTTATAACTAGTGTTGATACTCATGATAGTGATCCAATTGGTATTAGTACCTTTGAGTTAGATAACATATATTATGCCCATGGATTGCATTGGGATGGAAGTGCTAGAACAGGTGTCATAACCTGCAATATTCATTCTGGCACAGATGTCACTGGAATTGTTGGTGTTGGATCAACTGCATTCCCTGCAGCAAAATTCACATGGGGACGCTTTGGTGCAGCGACCAGAGATGTTGTAAATCCTCTAACAATAACTGCTAAAGGATTAAATTATAATTCTGATTTGGATGAGTGGCCAATAGCGAAGAGGACTAACATCGGTCTTCGTAATACTGGAGCACTTGGAAAAACCTTATAAATACCAAAATAGTAAGACCTTTCACGAATAAATTGCAATGGCAGCAATTATAACCGATCAATTTAGAATTATCAACGCTAATAACTTCATGGATGATGTTACTAGCGGGAATAACTCTTACTATGCCTTCCTAGGTTTGGCAAATCCAACCTATGCGGGGTTTGGTCGGACGGATACATGGAATAGTACCACAGTACAACCACCATCACCTGTTGATAACATTGAGTATACTAATCATACATACGATACTATGTTGTTTGGTAGAAAGGTCTTTCCTGGTGATGTTAGGAGATTGATCAATAAGATCAATTGGACTAAGGGTACATCTTATGACATGTATCGTCACGACTATAGTAGTACCTCAAGATCATTAGTTTCAAACTCAAGTAGACTTTATTCATCTAACTATTATGTTATGAATAAAGACTATAGAGTCTATATTTGTATCAACAATGGTGCTGCTGGTATTTCTACTGTCGCTAGTGCGTCATTAGATGAACCAACATTTACTGACCTTGAACCATCTGCTGCTGGTGTAAGTGGTGACGGGTATTTGTGGAAGTATCTTTTCACTGTACCTCCTGCTGATATTGTTAAATTTGACTCAACTGAGTATATTGCTGTTCCTAACGATTGGAGTACTAGCACAGATACTGATATCACCGTTGTTAGAAACAATGGCGATTCTGATGTCAATAACAATCAAATTAAGGTTGTATCTATTGATGAAGCGGGTGCTGGTTATGCCTTCTTGTCAAGTCCTATTGAAGTTGATATAATTGGGGACGGGACAGGTGCTAAAGTTAGGATTTTAACAAATACTAACGGGCAAATTATTTCCGCTCAAGTTACCAATGGAGGATTTGGTTATAGTTATGGCAGGGTTGATCTTTCTTCTATTAATGGTAGTGCTACAAAGTTTGCTAGGCTCACGCCCATCATTCCACCATCAAGAGGACATGGATTTGACCTGTACAAAGAATTAGGAACTGATAAAGTTCTTATCTATACTAGGTTTGATTCTTCCTCATATGATTTTGCTAGTGATACTATTTTTGCACAAGTTGGTTTAATTAGAAACCCGACTGCGATTGGTGCCGCAGGAACTAATTTCTTACAAACATCTGAATTTTCTGCTCTTAAGTCATTTAAGTTTACAGGAGATACCTCACAGGTGTTGGGAATTGGTACAGCGATTACGCAAAATATTTCTGGAGTAGGTACTGCCAGAGGATATGTTGCATCATATGATATTGACACTAAGGTGATTAAATACTTCCAAGACAAGAGTCTTGTATTTAATCAATCTACATTTGATAATACTGATAACACTAATGTTGCTATTCAAGCACCAGTGTTGGAATTCCAATCAACTGCTGATGCTGTTACAAGCACCGCATTTAGTGTGAATGTAGATCAAACCTTTAGTGGTATCTCTACCACAACACCTTCTGGTAAGGTTGTGGATCTTGGTGTTCAGTTTACAAATGGAATTGCAAACGCTGAGATAAATAAGAGGAGTGGCGAGATCATCTATCTTGATAATAGACCATCTATTACAAGAAATGTTCGTCAAAAAGAAGACATTAAAATCGTATTAGAATTCTAAACCGATGCCACAACAGACTAACCTGAACATAAGTCCCTATTACGACGACTTTGACAGATCAGATAATTACCATAGAGTTCTGTTTAAACCAGGATTCCCTGTTCAGGCTCGCGAACTTACGACTCTGCAATCTATCATGCAGAATCAGGTTGAGGTATTTGGTAGTCATATTTTTAAAGAAGGTTCTGTTGTTGTGCCTGGTGGTGTAACTTTTGATGATCAATATTTTGCAGTAAAATTAGATCCAACACATTTAGGAACAGATATTGAGGTATATTTAAAAAATCTTATTGGTACAAAAATTAAGGGTCAAACATCTCTTATTACTGCTAGAATTATTAACTGTGTTACTGCTGCTGTATCTGATGAGGGACATCCAACAATCTATGTTAAGTATCAACAATGCGGTCCTAGTGGAGATTTCTCATTCTTCCAAGACTCAGAATTACTATTATTAGAAGAGTCAGTACAATACGGTAATACAACATTAAATGCAGGTTCTACATTTGCATCTACAATTTCTATAAACGCAACAAATATAGGTTCCTCAGCAAGTGTTTCTAGTGGTGTATATTTTGTAAGAGGAAATTTTGTTAGAGTCAATCAACAAACAATTATTTTAGAGCAATATTCTAACGGACCTTTTGCTAGAGTTGGTTTACAAGTAGTTGAGACTGCTGTTAACGCAAAAGATGATCCAGATTTATATGATAATGCAAAAGGATTTTCTAATTTCTCCGCACCAGGTGCAGACAGATTAAAAATTCAACTTATCTTAACTAAAAAGAGTGTTCATGATTATAATGACACTGATTTTATTGAGATTCTTCGTATTAGAGCAGGTAAAGTAGAAGCATCTGTTAATAAAGATACACAATATAGTTTAATTAGAGATTATATTGCTAAAAGAACTGCAGATGAATCTGGAGATTACACTCTTCAACCTTTCTTTGTTGATGTAAAAGAGAGTTTAAACAATAGAAGAGGAAATGACGGTATTTACTATGCAAATGAGGTTACCAGAGAAGGTAACACTCCTACAGAACCACTAGCATGTGTTAAAGTTTCTGCAGGTAAAGCGTATGTGCAAGGATATGAGTGGAATACTTTAGGAGAAACTATTGATGTATTAAAACCAAGAACTACATCAGAATTTATAGATGAGACTTTTGCATTTAAACTAGGAAATCAATTAACTGTTAATGCTGTTGCTGGTATCACTACATTTAGAAATACAATTGACTTACAGCGTCAAACTTCTGGTAACAATACCGTAAAAGTTGGTGAGGCAAAGGTTTATAATTTTGGTTTAGTAGATGCTAAGTATGAAGATAATTCTACAGAGTTTGATTTATTCTTATTTGATGTACAAACATATACTGACTTAGAATTAAATGATAATTTTACCTCTACAGATATCAATGTATCTGCGTATATTCAGGGTAATGAGAGTGGTGCTACAGCATATGCTGTAAGTGGTGCTGGTAGTAGTACACTAACAGTTACTCAAACCTCTGGTAGTTTCCAACCAGGCGAAAGAATTATTGTTAATGGTAGACCACAAAATTTAAGTAGGACTGTAGAAAAGGTTCAAGCATATAGCATGAATGATGTTACTAGATTAGCACAATCTGGTAATTCATTTACAGCATACAAAGCTTTAAATGGTACAGTGCCTTTTGGTTTCACTGCTAGTGATATTGTTAGGATTACAAGTGGTGGTGTAATTACATGTGCAGGAAGAACATTTGAAAGATTTAGACCAGGCGATATTATTATCTACAATAAAGAAGGTGCTACTTTACCATCAAGAAATGTTGTAAATGAAGTTGCTAGTGATGGTGGATCTATTACCGTTGTGGCAATGGGTAGTGGCGTCAGTAACCTATTTGACGGAACACTTCCTAGTGGTAATATTGATGTAAACTTTAGAGTTGGAGTTCAAGATTTAACCTCAGAGCAAAAAACAGGTCTTTATTTACCATTACCTAAGAGACACATTGCTGATCTTAATTTTGATGGATCTGAAATCTTATTATCTGAGCAAGTTACTGGAGAATCTACAGATGGTAATGGTGTTCTTGTAGTTCCTATTTCATCAGTGGGTATTGATGATTGTAGTTTTGTTGCATTTGATCAAGAAAGATATCAAGTACAATATTCAAATAAATCAATTGCTGTAATTGATAGATCTCAAGTAGAAATTTCAGCAAATACCTTAACAATTAATGGTTTAGATTTCTCTCAAAGTAATGTTACTGTTAATGTAACTGTTGCTAAAACTAATATTAAAAATAAAGTTAAAAACTTTAAGAAGAGTGAAAATATTAATATTACATTCTCAAATAATATTGGATCTGGTGTAACAAGTGGTCAAAATATTAATGATGGATTAATTAGCAGTCAGTTATATGGTACCAGAGTACAAGATGATAAAATTTGTCTTAACTATCCTGATGTAAATCAAGTTATTGCTGTTTATGAATCATTAGATACTAACGCTCCAGTCCTTGACAAATTAGTATTTACATCTACAGATAGTATTTTTACTGAAGCATTAGTTGGTGAAGATATTATTGGAGCAGACACTAACGCTGTTGCTAGAATTGTTGCAGTTGATGCTGGTAACAGTAGGATTGAAGTTGTCTTTACTACTGAAGATAAATTTAATTTATTAGAAACTCTTAATTTCCAAGACTCTAATGCTGTTGCAGTATTACAAGCATTTGTTCCTGGCAAATACAAAGATCTTACCGATCAATATTTGTTAGACAAAGGTCAAAAAGATCAATATTATGATTACTCCAGTATTGTAAGAACTAGAGGAGCTTATGTACCTACTAAACAACTTTATGTAGTTTTTGATAGATACGATGTTCCGTCTACTGACACAGGAGATTTCTTTACTGTTAACAGTTATGATGTAGAAAGATATTCTAAAGATATTCCTAGGATTGGAAAAGGATTAATTAGAGCAACTGACACACTAGATTTTAGACCAAGAGTTCCAGTATTTACTCCTGCCTCTGCATCTTTCTCTCCATACTACATTGGTAGTAGAGTATTTGCAGATCAACCAAGAAGAATTGCAACTCCTAATGAGTCATCTAATTTTGGATATAAGAATTACTATGGAAGAATTGATAAGTTAGTTCTCAAAACTAGTGGTGCTCTCTATATTGAGCAAGGAACACCCGCCAATAATCCTAAACCACCAGCAGATTGCCCCACAGGTATGACTCTGGCAACTATCGTAATGCCTCCTTACTTATATGATGTTAAGGATGTAAAAGTTTATCTTATCGATAACCGTAGATATACCATGCGGGATATTGGTAGAATTGAAGATAGAGTTGAGAGTTTAGAAAGAGTTACATCGTTATCTCTATTAGAACAAAAAGTTCAAACTTTACAAGTTAAGGATGCTGACGGACTCGATAGATTTAAGAGTGGTTTCTTTGCAGATTCATTTAAATCAACTGATTTTGTTGATGATGCAGCACCTATTGATGTTGATATCACCAAAGGTGAAGTTAGACCTCTTAGAGATTTAAGTTCTATTGATATGCAGATCTTACCAGAAACTAGTCTGCCACCAGAACAATTAGATCTTAGTCAAGATTTCCCACTTTTAGATCCTAATGCCAGAAAAACTGGAAGAATGGTTACTCTGGACTATGAAGATGATATCATGGTTCAACAAAACTTTGCTACTAGAGTTGAGAACTTAAACCCATTCTTTGTTCATAAATTTGTTGGAGATCTAAGTCTTACTCCTACTAGTGATAATTGGATCAATACTGAGGAATCACAATCTTTAGAAACTCAAGTTATTAGGAGAACTTCTTACGATACAAGGTTGACTGCTAATACTATTGATGGTGGTATTGGTCAAGATGAATTACAACTAAGCACTAATGAATCTCAAAGTGTAGAAGCTGATGATATTAGATCCGAGAACACCTTTATTAGAAGTGAAACTTTTGATCCATTTATTAGATCTAGAAATATCCAGTTTGACGCTGTTGGTTTAAGACCTTTTGCAAGATATTTTGTATTCTTTGATGATCAAAGTAATATTGATGTTATCCCAAAAATTATTGGTATTGAAAATGTAATTGGATCATTCACAGTTGGTGAAACAATAACTGCATTAGTTAACGGAGAAACTTTTAGATTTAGACTTTGTAGACCAGATCATAAAGAAGGTCCGTTTGCATCACCTACTAGATCATATGAACAAAACCCATTGAATAGAGATGAGACTTTACCTGATTCATATTCTCAGGGTTCAACTGCAATCAACATTGATGTTGCTGCACTTGCTGCACAAGCACAGGGTGATTTCTTTGGATATCTTCCAGTTGGAACAACTATTGCTGGTGAGACTAGTGGTGCTCAAGCAACAATTTCTGAGATTGATCTTTTAACAGATGCTTGGGGAGATTTGTTTGGTGCTGTTTGGATTAGAGATCCTAACGCTTCACCTACTCCATTAGCAAGAATTAGATCTGGTGAAAGAGAATTCAAGTTAACTTCAAGTAATACAAATGCTTCTGGTTTAAGAGGAAGTAGTTTAATTTCTAATGCGTCTGCAATTTATACAACAATTGGTACTACTAGACTTATTCATACTGATGTTAGAGTTACTACTCTAGAAACTACGACGATTAGGCGTGATTATGGACTGACACTGATTAATAGAAGACCGCCCCCACCACCTCCACCACCACCCCCAGTCATCATCGACAACACTATTACTATCAATACAGAAACAGTTATTGATAATACTGTAACGGTGGAAAGAGTTGTAAATAACGAAGTTATTAGAGAGGTAGAAAGACAGGTTATAGTACCTAACCCTGTACCTGTTCCTGTACCCGTACCTGTTCCAGTTCCCGTATGGGAATCTCAGGATGATGACCCGTTGGCACAATCCTTTGTAGTTGATGAAAATGGTGCATATATTACTGCTGTTGAGGTATTCTTTGCTACTAAAGATAATGATCCTACTAGGGCACCATTTGCTCAAATTAGAGAAATGGAACTTGGTATTCCTAAGGCAGAAATTTTGACTCCAGATGCAGATGTCTCTATTGACCCTGCAACGATTCAAACTTCTACTGACGCATCTATACCTACCAGATTTACATTCCCATCGCCTATTTACTGCGAACCTGGCAAACCTTATGCTTTGGTTGTTGGTGCTCCAGCGAACGGATATGAGATCTTTACTGCAGAAATGGGTCAGACTGCTCTTAATGCTCAAGCATTACCTAATGCTGCAGGTAGAGTATATTCTAACCAATTCTTAGTTGGTTCTCTGTACAAATCTCAAAACGGTAGAGAATGGACGCCATGTCAATTTGAAGACATGACATTCAAGATCTATAGAGCTAAGTTTACACCTACAGATGCTGTTGTTACCTTCCAGAATCCTCCAATTAGATCTAATAATGGTATTCTTAAGGCTCTTAGGAAGAACCCTATTACAGCACTTCCAAAGAAAGCTGCTATTGGATTTACCACGAGTCAAAATGCTGGACTAATTGGTACAGTATTCACTCAAGGTAGAAAAGTTGGTGATAGCACTGCTAGTTACCGATATGGATTTATTGATGATAAAGGCGGTCCTGCAGCAGGCACTGTTGGTATTGCTACTAACGGTCTTGGATACGGTACTCCGTTGACACAGGTTAGAACCTTTAATATTACAGGTGAAGGAACTGGTCTGAAACTAGAAGTCACAGTTGGTGCTGGTAATTCTACGATTACTGCTGCAAATATATTAGTTGCTGGTAATGGATACAAAGTTGGTGATATGGTAGGTATTGTTACTGCTGATATGGGCGGTGCTGGTTCTGGTTGCAGAATTGGTATTAACTCTATCAATGGTATTGATACTCTCTATCTAACTGGTATTCAAGGAGATGAATTTACTAATGGTGCAAATCTAAACTACTTCCATGAGGCAGGAACAGTTGTTGACTCAGGTGTTGATGTCTATAGATATGATGCTACTGGTAGTGTTTACACTGGTGAATACGCAAAAGTTTCTTACTTTAACCATGGAATGTATGGAGTAGGTAACAGGACTGTGATTAGTGGAGTAGAAGCAAATACTCTTCCTACAACCACTACAACTATTATTAACTCAACATCATCTAATATTTCTGTTGCTGACAGCACTGGATTCGATGTATTTGAGGGAGTGTTAGTTAGTGCAGCGAATACTGCGTATGCAATTATCGGTAATGAGATTATCTCTTATACCAGTGTTGGTATCAATACTCTAAGCGGTATTGTTAGAGGTATTAATAACTCTCAATCTATTACCCATAACTCTGGATCTACAATTAGAAAGTATGAATTTGGTGGAGTTTCTCTAACCAAGATTAATGCTACTCATGATGTTGAGATTCTAGGCAAGAAAATGGATGAGTTCTTAATCAAGATTGATAGAGAAGGTAGATCAACTGATATCTCTGGTATTGGTGTTCCTCAACTATCATTCTCTGAAGAGGTCTCAGGCGGTGGTATCGCTGCTCACGCCTCTAAGAACATTCAATATGATGCAGTTACCCCAGTGTATGATATTACCACACCTGGCGGCACTGATAGTGCTACTGTCAATATTAGAACTGTTAGTGGAACTAGTGTTGATGGTAATGAAACATCATTTGCTGATCTTGGATTTATTAATGTCAATGTTAATGAGGAAACCAAACTTGATACAACTAGAATTGTTGCATCTGAAGTCAATGAATTAAATCGTCTAGACGGATTGTTTAGAAATAGATCTTTGACAACCAGAATTGCAATGTCAAATGGTGGAAACTTCTGGAGTTCTCCTATGCTGTGTCTTGACACTGCTAAGATGAGTTTCACTTCAAATAGGATTAATAAACCTATTGATAACTACGCCATTGATCCTAGAGCAAATACAATTTATGGTGACCTACATACATCATACTACATGACTAAGGTTATTAACATCAAGCAACCTGCAACTTCGTTAAAGGTTATCTTTGATGCATATAGACCTGCCTCTGCTGACTTTAGAGTTCTCTATAGTCTAATCAGAACGGATTCTAGTGAAATTGATCAGGTCTTTGAGTTATTCCCTGGCTTCAGTAATCTTGCAGATACTGATGGAGATGGATTTGGAGATACATTAAGACTCACCTTACCAGGTGGGGATGGTACTCCTGATAAATTCATCAATCCAGAGTCCAATTGGAATGAGTATCAGTATACCGCAAATGATTTGTCACCATTCACAGGTTTTATTATTAAAATTGTAATGAATGGAACCAATCAAGCTCAAGTACCTATCATTAAAAATGTAAGGGGACTAGCACTAGCATAATGCAAAGAGTCGAAGGACATCCTCATCTTTATAGAGATGAAAAATCAGGGGCTATCGTCAATGGCGATAGCTCCTCTTATAATGCCTACATGCAGGCAAAAGATAAAAAAAGAATTGAGAGAAAAGAGATAGATAATATGAAAAAGGACATTTCAGACATCAAAGAAATGTTAGCTACCATCGTATCTAAATTATGAGAGACGGACACAGTGAGTTTTTACGGTATCATCATGGGTCAAATGATATTACCTCAACAGACCAAACTAATATTGAAATATTAACAAATCATTTAGAAAGACTAGAAGCAAAGGTAGACAACCTTCTAACAGAGATAAAGAAACTAAATACCTTATAGGATAATAGTCGGCATAAAAGATGGCAGTATTTGTCTCTAACCTGCAGATTGAATCGGGCTGTGATTTTGAGCATTTATTTGCTCTAGGTGATAATGACAATAATACAGTCTTAAATTTAGCAGGGTTTACAGCAACAGCACAACTGCGTAAGTGGGCA